AGCATTGGCAGACATGGAGTCAGACAGGGATTTTTGGTTTGACAAGTTCAGGAGCGTCCTACATGGGTTCAAGTTCGTTCCAGGTGGAAGAGTGATATCTAACGCTGGAACAGGCATCGGAGGAACGAGCCTTATCAACTGTTTTACATCAGGCCCATCACCAGAGGACGGTCCAGTAGACAGCATGGAGGGCATCCTTTCAGAACTCAGAAGGCAGGCTCTTACTCTCAAGTCAGAAGGTGGCTATGGATTTTGCTGCGACTTCATGAGGCCGAGGGGTGCATTCGTTGAAGGAATTGCGGCAGAGTCCCCAGGGACAGTCAGCATGCTTGACATGTGGGATACACAGTCCGCAGTAATAACAAAAGGCTCCGGACAGAAGTCAACCAATAAGAAGGCCAAGGGGAAGATCCGCAAGGGCGCACAGATGGTCACAATGTCATGCTGGCACCCAGCCATAGAAGAGTTCGTTACTGCAAAGAGGACTCCTGGCAAGCTTACCAAGTTCAATATGAGTGTATTGATCACGGACGACTTCATGAATGCTGTAAAGAACAACCTGCCATGGGATCTTGTATTCCCAGACCTCGACGAGGACAAAGTAACATATGACGCAGACTGGGATGGCAACATAAACAGGTGGATCGCCGAAGGCGGCAGTGTAAAAGTATACAAGTCCTACTCCAACGCAAATGAGCTGTGGGATCTCATCATGGACTCCACATATAAGTTTAACGACCCAGGTGTCCTGTTCGTCGACACCATCAACAAGATGGACAATCTTGACGAATACATCTCAACAACTAATCCATGTGGTGAACAGCCAATGAGTCCACATAGCATCTGCCTACTGGGATCACTAAACCTAACACAGTTTATCAATGATGATAGGACGGACTTCGACTACGATGCAATAACTGAAGCAGTCCCCACTATCATCCGACTAATGGACAATGTTAATGACATAGCATACGTCCCTCTCCCAGAGCAGCGTGAGAGCCTCGCTGGCAAGAGAAGAGTTGGGTTGGGGTACATGGGGTATGGTAGTGCCCTAATGCTCTTAGGAGTCAAGTACGGCAGCGACAGAGCTCTTGAGATCACGGCCAAGCTATGCAGTCATGTTGCAAACCTAGCCTACCAGTCATCGGCCAGATTGGCTAGCGAAAAAGGCCCCTTTCCTATGCAGAACAGGAGCCGATACCTAAAAAGTGAATTCCTGAAAGGTCTCAGTTCAGAGACGCTTGATCTTATCAAAAAGCACGGAACAAGAAACAGTCACCTGTTGTCAGTTCAACCAACTGGGAATACAGCCATCGTTGCGAACAATGTATCCGGAGGCCTTGAGCCGCTGTTTCTCCCTGAGTACATAAGGACAGTGATCGTAAACTCTCCCCCTAGAGGACTAAAGGTTCCATCTTCAATAGACTGGTCTAACAATATAGATAGTCTAGGAGAGTGGAATTGGACAAAAGAGGGTGACGAGAGCCTGCTCAGAAGAGAGATGAGAGGGGTCGTGTACAAGATTGACAGAAATAGAGGCCTGACAAAAGAGCAGTTGGTTTGCGACTACGCAGTCAGAGTACTTAAGGAAGAGGATTCGTGGAACCCAGAGGCAGACTGGGCACAGACAACAACTCAGCTATCAGTTGACGACCATGTTTCCACTATGGCGATTTTTGCAAAGTATTGTGATGCAGCCATCAGTAAAACAATCAACGTCTCAAACGATACCACATATGAAGACTTCAAAGAAATATACATGAAGGCGTTCGATACTGGGTTTGTTAAAGGTTTCACAACATACAGGGCCGGAACGAGAACATCTGTTCTAGCAGCAGTTGGAGAGAACTTGCAGGACGACTCCACAGAAGATCATATCGTTGTGACAAAGGCTCCAAAGAGACCGAAGAAGCTTCCATGTGACATCTTCAGCATCTCTTCAAATAACAAGAAATGGACCATCATAGTAGGGCTATTAAATGGACAGCCTTACGAGATTTTTGCCCTTGAGTCAAAAGAACTAGGACTAGATAAAGACATATCAAGCGGAGTGCTTTGGAAGACCTCAAAGAAGAAGTACAACCTTGAGCTAGAGGGCGAGACAGTTAGAGACCTTCAGAAGTTTTTCAAGACAGATGAGCAAGAATCAATAACTAGACTATTGTCAACATCACTAAGACACGGAACACCACTCACTTACCTTGTTTCACAGATGAGAAAGTCAGGAGGAACCGTTGTAGCCTACAGCAAGGCGATCGCAAGAGTCCTCTCTAAGTACGTAAAGGTTTCAGAAGAGGGTTCAAAAGAGAAATGCCCAAGCTGTGGATCAGATAAATATTTCTTTGTTGAAGGCTGCAACAAATGCAGTGACTGTGGATATGGCGCATGCTCTTGAAGGGTCTAACATAATGCTTATGAATCAAGAAGAACTTTACTCCATTGGGTTGCTAAGTGGACTGAGCAATGCTGCGAATGGCGAAAACAGGATCGAAGCCAGAAGGTCAGCCTACGGTGTAATCAAGTTTGCAGCAGAATCTCTTTCAGGGTTTGGAATCTTCAAACATCTAATCACAAGCATTGGCAGATCCTCTCAGTGGTCTTCAATAACATGGGACCGTAAAGAGCTAAGTGAGTACCTTGACTCAGTAGAGTTGGGGACATTTAACTACCATCATTTCGCAATGGGATGTATTGACGCAGGATTTATCCTATCGGGGTGTTACTCGTCAGAGAGGCCACATGTCAAGCTTGAGACTAGTGATCAATTCAAAAGACCAATGGCAGAATTCATAGAGGGTAGTCTTGGCCCACTAGAACTAAGTGGTGAATACTTCGGAGTTGACGCTCTAGACCTGATGGGACTAATCTATGCCAATGACTGCGATTACGCATACAGCAAGTCAGTCGAAGCCCTAGACAGATGGAAGACTCAGATTGACGGAATAACAAACAACAATAAACCAAAGTTTTTCTTCTCAAGAACAAGGTGTGATGCCGTAGAACCTTTCAAGGCCAGAATATCAGACTCCGGATTCGACCTCACCCTCTTGGAGAAAGCGAAGTCCTTCGGGGACGTTGACCTGTACCATACAGGAATAAAGGCCTACCCAGCTTATGGGTGGTACTTCATGCTAGTGCCCAGATCCTCAATCATTAAAAGTGGGTATATGTTGGCGAATAACTGCGGAATCATTGACAGGTCTTATACAGGAGAGATCCTCGTGCCGCTTGTCAAGGTTGACGCAAACGCACCAGACATTGAGCTCCCATGCAGATTGGTTCAACTCATCCCACAGCCCATCATAGACTTTGACTTCAGAGAGACAGAAGATGACCTAGACTCCTCCAGGGGAGAAAAGGGATTCGGAAGCTCTGGACGTTAGGTTAAAGTAAATATATCTTAATTAAACATTAGTTTAAAGCTATCATACCTTATGGTGTTTCGTATATACTTACCAAAAGGAGCTTGTCGATGATAGACTGGGAAAACACAAGACTACCAAATGACATGTCCAAAGAAGACATGCTTGAGGCAATTCTTGAGATAGCCAGAGTTAAAGCCAAGCAGCACTCAAGGCAGAATAAAGCCCTATTTCTATCAAGGGAAGACCTTGAGCAGGAGATAGCGATAAAGTGCATAACCGCCCTACCAAATTTCGACGCATCAAAGTCGTTCGGAGACAAGTACAAGCTATTCTTCTATAGGTGTGCAGATAACGTCGTAATAGACCTAAAGAGAAGATACGTGTGCTATCACAAGGTTCCATGCAAGAAATGTCCAGAGTTCGACAAGCTGGAGAAGAGACGTGGATGCCATGACTGCAAAAAGTACACAAATAAGAACGACTGCAGCATGTGGAGAAAGTACGAAAAACTAAACCAGTCAAAATTCGCACTTGGAACCCTGATGGGGACAGTGGGCGGATCATCAGATAAGTCTGGAGACATGAGCGAGACAAGAACAAAAGACGAGCCATGTTACACCTCACAAGAAATAAAACAATTAGACCTTGATGACTCGATAAGAGAGTCGGTTGGCGACAAGGTTTTCTCAATTTATGAGAAATTGTCTAGAAACAACTTCAATACAAAGAAAATAACACAGTCAGAGCTAAGGACACTAAAATCCGCCATGGAGAGACTGTATGGAAAAGGTGGTCAAAGATGAAAAAGGGAAGATTCTCAGAGGATGAAAAAACGTTCGTGAAGCAAAACTATCTCCTTATGAGCGACAGGCAGATGGCGGAGATCCTGGATAGGGACAAATCTGCAATCGTAAACTTCAGAAGAAGAAACTCGCTAGAGAAGCAAGGCAGAGCAACGGTGGCAGAGAATCTAGACTCTGAGCAGATGAGGGAAGAGTTCATTCAAGCCCTGCCAGAGGAGGGTAAGAAGATAGAATTGTTGGCTGGGATAAGGGCGACATCCGCACTGCAAAATGTAAAGAGCAGTCTTTCAAAAGAGGAAGTGCAGTTCTACGAAGACAGATACCTAGAGTTCATGCTAGACCCAACTATTGAGACAATGACGGCGACAGAGAAAGATGCTCTTCACAGAAAGACATTGGCAGAAATCAGAATGCACAGGTTCATCGAAGACGAAAAAACGTTCAGAGATACAGGCCAGCCGAACAACAGATCTAGAGAAATAGCAGAGTGCCAAGATGCAATTTGGAAGTGTGAGAAGTCACTAAACGTAACAAGAGAGCAGAGGCTAAAGGACGGGCAAGATCAATCAATAACCTTTACGAATATAATAAAGGAGCTAAACAACCCAATCCTGAGGCAGAAGCTTGGTTACGAGGCAGCAATGCTGAGGTGGATGCAGCAAGTCTCTTACAACGAAGCACTGGGCAGCAAGATTGATGCTGGAAACGACGAAAAATTTGACTTGGAAAAGAACTTCCTAGATGGCGACAATGCTGAAAAGTTCAGCTCCGACTTCCTAGGGGAGAAGACCGATGAAGCAAAAAAATAAGATCGTAAAAAAAACTGGAAAAGCAAGACCTCTAAAGCACCCAAAGCCTACCTTCATAATAGATAGTAGGGAAAAGGAGCCATTCAGGTTTAGAGCTAGCGCAAGCCTTGAGGGAACAGAAGTCGCAAAGCTTGACGCAGGAGACTACGCAATCAAAGGCTTAGAGGACCTTATCTGCGTTGAGAGAAAGCAGTCCGTTACAGAGCTTGCCGGAAACCTCGGAAAACATAGGGCAAGATTTGAAAGAGAACTTGAGAGAATGCAGTCAGTGTCTCTAAAGTACGTAGTAGTAGAGGACCATTGGGGAACGCTCCTAAACAGCAAGACGATACGACATAGCAAGATGAGGCCAAAGGCCGTATTTGAGTCTATAATCGCACTAGGAATAAGATACGGAGTGGGATTCATATTCGCAGGAAACAAGAAGCAGGCGCAGACCATAACGAGAAGCCTGCTAATAAGGGCCTATCGTGACAGAATGGATGGAATAGTATGAAGAATGACAGCAATAGGGTTTTTAACCCAGACTACAGGTGGATGCCTAATCTTCCAGAAGACGCCATGCTTAAGAATCCAATCGTAGGAATCCCGGAGCACCTAAAGGAGGACAATGAGCTGACTGAGTTCTTCAAACTGTCTTCACCAGGGTACTCACCTGCATTCGGCATAAAGTACATAATGAATGTGAACCTGCTGGATCATCAGTTGTCAATGATACTGGCCATGCTGAAGTTCAAGTTTCCCATGCTGCTACTGTCACGTGGAGCAGGTAAGACTATGATGCTTGCAATCTATGCAGTGTATCACGCAGTAATGTTTCCCGGAACAAGGATAATTCTTGTCTCAGCATCCTTTCGACAGGCGAAGCTAATCTTCAGTGAGATAAAGACAATGTACGATAATGCTCCCATACTTAGGCAACTGTCAAATCATGAGCCGAGGATAGGAAATGACAGCTGCAAATACCAAGTATGCAGCTCAACTATAACAGCCCTACCCCTGGGAAAGGGTGACAAGATTCGAGGAGAGCGTGGACACGTCATTCTAGCAGACGAATTTGACAGCATAGATCCAGAGATTTTCGACACCGTAATCAGGGGCTTTGGAGCAACGCAGTCTGATCCCTGGCAGAAAAGCAAGGACACCTTTGTAAACAAAGACCAAGATGTAAAGTCAGGCAGTCCAGTAAGTGAGGGAAACAAGATAATCCTAGCAGGAACAGCTGGCTACACCAATGGAACCTTCTATAGACACTACAAGCACTACAAGGCAATAATAGCCAACAAGCTAATAGGGAGCGCAGATAGCTTTAAGGATATACTTGGCCAAGATATCAAAAAGTACGACTTAGACTTCAGAGACTACTGTATCGTTAGGTACAAGTGGACGGATCTCCCAGATGGGATGATGGATTCCAAGTTGATCGAAGGCGCCAAGGCGACCATGCCGAGGCAGATCTTTGATATGGAATACAACGCAGAGTTTGGAGACGACTCTCTCGGCTTCTTCAAGGCTAAAGACATAAGAGAGGCAACGTCATCAGGGGACGGCGGCTTCGAGGTGAGGTCTCAAGGAGTTATAGGAAGACAATACGTAATGGGCGTTGACCCAGCTAGAACTACAGATAGATTCTCAATAAGCATAGTAGAGAGTGGAAATCCGTCAAAGATAGTTTATCATTGGACATGTCAGGGAGAAAAGTTCTCACATTCTGCGGCAAAGATAAGACAGCTGATGAGGGACTTCAACATTGTCGGGATAAACATGGATGCCGGAGGAGGGGGATACGCCGTGGAAGAGCTCATAAACGTCACCAAGACGCCCGAGGGTATAGAGATAAGAAAAGAAGACGAAAAAGTTATACTAAGAATAGACCAAGATAGGGTGCATGGCCTAGATGAAGATCAATGCGTTAGGATGCTAAACCTACAAAACTTCACAAGTAATTGGATAGAGGAGGCAAACGCATCCCTCCAAAAGAACATAGAGGACAGAAGTATAATGTTCCCAAAGACTTACGTAGACTCAGGGTCTGCGATACTGGAAGACGTTGTATTTGAAGTGTCAGAAATGAAGAAAGAACTGCTATCTATTGGTATAACATACACGAAGTCAGGAAAGAAGAGCTTCGACCTGAAGCCGGGTGACTCCAGGAAGGACGACAACGTTAAACACAAAGACAGGTACTCGTCCCTCCTCTTGTCAAACCACATGGCTAGCAATCTAGAAGACATGCTTCTATATGGCCCAGCTAGGGCAGCAAAGGCATACAACGACGACGATACGCTCGGAGGTTGGACCGAGGAATTCGGAAACTAAGAAGAGCATCATAGTACGTATAATAGAATCTGACATACAAGGCATGTAAGGAAATACCATGGGCATTCAAGACAATAACGATAGCACTAGGCAAGATAAGGTCCACAAGAGGGCCAAAGCTTGGGACGGATTCCTAGGAAGCGAAGCCGAGTTCGTGGCTGGAAACGGCCAGTCCTCAGTATCCAGGTCTTCAAACGTAAGGTTTGATGGTGCCTCGGAAAGATCTGGTGGTTCAGGCGACAGCCAGACAAAGGATAGAATAGCCGCATGTCGAGAGGCCTACGAGAACGTTGGCATAATCGGAAACATCGTAGACTTAATGGTGGATTTCGCAATAGAGGGAATAGACATCTATCACAAGTCAGGGGCTGTACAGAAGTTCTTCAGACAGTGGTCCAATAAGGTTAATCTAACACAACTATCAGAGCAGATCCTAAAGTCAATCTATAGGGACGGAAACGTCCCCGTACTATCTTACTGGGGAGAGATATCCGAAAAGGAAATCAAGTCATTCAAGAGGTCCGTAGGTAGATCAACGTCGAACCTGTTCGTTGACAGCAGAGAAGATGAGTCAAAGATTATTCCATACAGGTATCAAGTCCTTGACGTTCTAAACGTGTCAAGAACCGGAAGTGACATGCTTGGAACAGCAGGGTGGGAGTTCCAGTTCGACTCATCAGACTACGAGACCCTAAGCAGTAAGATGGACGCAAACACTAGGCAGATTGTAAACCAGCTAAGGGAATCGCTGGGAAGCAAGGCGTTCGACAAGCTAAAGAGCAGTGGAAAGATGACATTGGATCAAGACAGATTCGACATGCTCTACTACAAAAAAGACGGATATAAGGCGTGGGCCAATCCAATGCTATGGAGAGTAATGGACGATGTGAAGTTTAAAAAGCTGATCAGAGACATGGATATCTCCGTAGCAGAGGGCGTAACAAATGCCCTCACAGTAGTCAAACTAGGTGCGACCAAAGAGGGCTTGCCGCCTTCCAAGAAGAAGTACCAGAAGATCGTATCAATGCTAAAGAACCCAAGCAAGGCTAAGACCATTGTATGGGATGACCTGATAGACATCCAGACCGTCTTCCCCCCTGTAGAGAAATTCTTCTCAGCCGACAAGTATCAGCAGGTAGACAACGACATAAGGTCAGGGCTAGGCATCGCCGAAATCTTGATCAATGGAGGAGGAGGAAACTACTCGTCATCATTCCTCTCTGTTAAAACACTGCTTGAGAGGCTTGAGATGGGCAGGCAGATGCTGCTATCCTTCCTTGAGAACCAAGTAAAGGTAGTGTCCAAAAACATGGGGTTCAGAACAGCGCCAGTCATAAGAATGAGCCACATGTCGCTTAACGACCAAGAGAGTGAGAAGAAATTCTTACTTGAGTTGTTCGACAGAAACGCAGTATCATTCGAAACTCTGACAGAGAGATTCGGAGAAAACTTCGATATAGAGCTTGAGAGGGTGAAGGGCGAAGACAAGAAGAGAGAGAAGATCAAGGACAACTCTCCATTCGGACTACTGAGGGTTGGCAAGTTCGGGCCACAGTATCCAGCAGGCCCACCTGAGCTAATTGAATTGTCAGGAGGTCAGCAGCCTACAGATAAGAATGTCACAAACCTACCGTCCGCACAAGAGGACAGTGGAAAAGACGGCGGTAGGAAGCAAGGAGACCCACAAACAAGGAAGAATGACGAAACGCCCAAGGCGCCAGTCGGCCAAAGCGCATCTTCTCTAGTTTCCTTCTCAGACAGTCAGGTGGCAAATACTTATGATGCACTCCACATGGCCCTACAGAAGTCAATCTGCAATGAGAAAGGCTACAGCAGTCATAGGTCCCTTAGAGAGTCTGATAAAGAAAAAATTGTATCAGAGGTAATCTCAGCCATGGTACATGTTGTAATGTCTTCAGATGACAGATCAATAGATGCAGTTGGGACTGAAAGCGCACGAGTCTTCGAGGACACTGTTGTAAACGATATAAACAGAAGCCTATACACCCTCGCAGCAAGCGGAGGGAAGAGACCGGGCAAAGCAAAGATAAGAAGCATAATAAGCGAGTCCTTCTCAAAGTTCAAGCTAAAAGTTGGCGGCACAGAGTAAGGAGTCGGCATGTCCTACAGGCTATTTCAATACGGCTCAACCGGAAGGTCTATTTACGTAGACGACGATGGAAACCTCGTCGTAAACAATGACCCGCTAGCCTCGGGCTTCATCTTCGAGTACGGAGACGAAGGACATCCCCTGCTAGTTGACGCTAGTGGAAGACTGCTGATACAGAACGACAGCCCCACCTCATCACTAGCAGCGTTGTCAGACACGGACACAGCAGGCGTTGTATCCGGACAGTTCCTAATGTACGATGGAGGAACGGGAAAATGGGTTCCAGCAGATATATCACTAGACCTTGGTGAAATATCAGACGTTGTATTGACAGCACCAGCTTCAGGTGAGACACTAGTCTACAATGGCACAAACTGGGTAAACGAGCCAGCGGGTGCAGTAGCTGCCTCAAACCCATACGATGTATCCCCTATTGCAGCATCGGGACAGGCCATCCTGGGAGTAGCAGGCAAGACGTACTCTGTTGACTTATCAGGTGGAGACCTTACGGTCAACATGCCAGTGTCTCCATCTCTAAATGATTACATACACATAAAAGACAGAGGAACTAGTCAGACGAATTCCCTCCTAGTCAGTGGAAACGGAAACAACATAGATGGAAAGCTGTCACATTTGATAGCGAGCAACTATGCGTCAATAACACTACTATGGGACAGTTCTGAATGGATAATACTGTAGAGAAATCTACTGTACAAGAATTAAGATGAAAGAAGAATAAAATGGGATTCGCAGGAGATCAGCCTAATAGGGACAACATAGATTTCACACCAGTAGGAAGCGCACCGTCAAACGCTGTAG